ACAGGTTGCCAACATCGGGGGGGCTGTCCTTTGGAACGCCCATTAGAACTGCGGCCTTTTGGCGGACATTGCGAATTGAAATGCCAGATGTGGCGGCGTCGGGTGTAGGATCGGCCTCGGCGATACGCTGCGACATTGTTAAAGGTGCGGCATCCGTCACGCCCTCTACAGGCGCGGCAATATTGGCCTCATCCCAGCCACGATACCAAGCATTTGCTGCTACGGCGTCGGTCGGGTCAATTTCCGGCGGCATCCGGCGGGGAAGTCCTGCGGCAAAGTCTGTTGCGCCCCGTGCTCTCGATGCGACCTCATCGCCCTCGTACTGCGGGTCATAAGGTGATGCCTGCGTTGCGTCTACCGCGTCCGCTTGGCCTGCATCAGCCCCGTCACGCCCCTGATTACCTTCTGGGCTTGATCCATCTGCGGCTTCGTCGATTGTGAGTTGTTCAGAACGGCTTGCATCCGCTGTGTCAAATGCTCCGCCTGCTTCCCCCTCGTAGGGGGCGATTGGTTGCCAGTCTGCTTGCTCTGCACGATCCGCGCTCCTGTTAAGTTGTGACCAAACGGCATCTTCAACATTGCCGCCATTCGAGTTGAGGTCATTGTATGCGTCAAGATAGTCGCTTCTGTCGAAATTGTCGGTAAGACCCGTGGATCTCAGCATTGCATCCATGCTGTCGCGGATTGAGTCGCCGCGCTCTCCTTCTGTTGAAATATCAATAGAAGGCGATGGGACATCCCATGACGAGTATCCAAATTCGGTCGCATCAATCTGCGCGCCGTCTGGGATTTCGTCAAACGCTGGCGCATTAGAGGAAGGAACAACCTCTGCGCCAGCGCTCTGCCCGGTTGCGCTGCCATCGCTCCCGAGGTTCGGTACAGCCGTGTTAGGGCCGATTTCTGGGCCGCCGTCCGCGCGGGGCGGTGCGGTAGCTGCGGGCGGCGGCAATAATAGCTGCCCCGTCTCTGGGTCCACCTCTGGCGGCGGTGGTGTCTGATCGTCGGGTCGGCGCGATAGTCCGCCACGGGCACCACCAAAGATACCACCAACAAGACCACCAGCGACGGCAGACTCAACGTATTCACTGCGGGCATCTTCGTCGGTCAATGAAAGGCCCGCCTGCGCGCGCTCCATGGCCTGCTGTGCTGCTTCCGTGGGTGCTTCTGCTGCGGCACCAAGGGCTGCGCCGGCCAAAATTCGGCTACCCATGTTTCCTGCGGCCAAGGTTTTTGCAGCTGGGCCGATGAACGGTACAAGTGTGATGGCATCGGACGCCAGATCCGTCGCGGCCTGCGGTATTGCGGTGCCAAATGCGGCGCCTTCATTCACAACGCCGTCGTTTTCTTCCTTTTGGCGCTCACGGTTGAAGCCGTAAAACTGTGCGAGGTTGCCTGCAAATGCTACTGCGGCACCAACACCGGCGCCTACGGCAGTGCCTCCGGGGCCTGCAAGCGAACCGATAGCTGCGCCGGTCGCAACTGGACCGAGGGTTGTTCCAAGCTGCGGAACCTGCTGACCCAGTGTGTCAGCGACATACGATGCGCCTGATCCAACCCCATCCACATCGGACAGTCCGGTCAATCCGCGGCTTCTGGACTGTGCCTCGGCTGCATTATTTTCCGCGACCGTGGCCCCGTAATTCTGCACCCCTTCAAGACCAAGAGATACGCCTGCGCCCTCGACAGCCGATCCAAGGGCTTGCTGTACGTTGTCTACGCCTGCGCCAAACGCGTTCCTAAACCCACCTTCCGGCTCGATACCTTCAATTTCATCGGCAATGTCTGTCGCGCGTCTTAGGCTGGCATATGGGACCACATCCTCAATCGACTGGCCCTGCTGCATAGCCGTTGCAATCTCTGCGGCCTTGGCTTCTGGGTCTTCACCCTGCTCTTCAAGCGCCATGAGTACGTTGCGCGGGATACGGTATTTCTGAGCGATCGCCCCCACGTCTGGCCTTGTGGGGGTCTGATCTGAGGGGTTTGCCCGCTGATCGGATTGCGGGCCGGACATTACGCCCATGGAGCCTAAGATTGTGTTGGCCATGTTTTCCCTCTGGAAATTGGGTATATAACAGTCGCGTCCTGCACTGCCGGTTGATTATTGATACACCTTATCGATGCGTTTAATCAAGGATTCCGGCAGTGCTACTTTCCTATCAGTTCCCTAAGCGGAATAGCGGCGCTTCCTGCTGTGCGCCACCTCCCCCACTAAGCGTTCCTAAGCTCTGCACACCCTGCATATACTGCTGGATTGCTTGTTCCATTGTGGTCTGGCCCGAAAGGTCTGCGGACATAATGTCAGAGGCGCCCTTCATCACATCCTGCTGTGTGATCGCGCCCCTTTGTTCAGGCTGGTTGTCAAACAGCATTTCTGCAACCGTGGCTGGCGATACCATCATGTGGACGTATTTCAAATACTCGTCGGCGGTTGCAAAGGTTTGCTCTGTACGCTCGCCCGTGTCTTTGTTCAAAAGCACGATACGAGCCCCGCCGGGGTTGCCGTCGGCGTCGTTAAAGAGCCCAGTCGCTTCAAGGTCAACTTCCATGTTTGGGTCAACGTATCCATACTGCTTGAACGCTGAAAGGGCGTGCTCTGCTGCGGCATCAACATCGCCTGTCATCATGCTGAATGTGGACCTGCCAATGTCTCTCAGTGCGGCCTTACCTTCGCGGGATTCGACCAATTCAATGTAGGCTTGGGCCTTGTCCATTTCGCCTCGACCAATATAGAATTCAATCGCCTGTGGCACGACAGTTTCATAGTAGCGGTCCACGTATGCTTGCGATCCACGATCTGTCTGCGCTGCGGTCACGTCTTCCCCAGGTCGCAACCCGTATGACAAGGCGACGTCCCGAGCGATGGCAACGCCTTGTTCTGCGTCGGCCTGAACTGCGGGGACTTCTGACGCTGCCGCAGCAGATTCTAGCTTGTTTGTCGCTTCATCGGACTGGTCGCCCTCGGCGGGCGGTGTTTCTGCGTCTTCGGCAGTGGTCTGGCCATAGTTCGGGTTGGCCGTGACCCCAGCAACGTAGTCAAGAACGGGGTCTACAACACGGTTAACCGCACTGGCTGCATTAGTTGCCAATTCGCCGGTCTGGCGAGCTAAGGCGCCAGGTGCGTTAGAAATGGCACTGACCCCCCGTTGCATCAAATTGCCAACATCGCCGGGGGCACCGCCGCTTTCTCCAAAGTCTCTGTTTCGATCGTAGTCACCGATGGCCGTGATCACGCCTGCCGATCGATTGGCCGCGTCCAGCGCGGATGAACCATAACCGCGCAAACGTTCACCAAATCCCGGACCCTGATCTGTCGGCGCGGGAGCTTCCTGAGTCGGCGCGCGCCCCTGTTCGCCAAACGAGCTTGGAAATGTTTGACCAACGGTCGTGTTTGGGTTTTGCGGGCGCGGCGTGTAAATAGGATCAGAAGCCTGCCTTGGCGCGGCTCCTTGACGGGACGCCTGTTCCAAGCGGTCAAACTGATCAATCGACGCGACTTTATCTTCATCCGAAAGGGTAGCGTAGACCTGTGTAAGAGTCATACCCCCAGTGTCCATCATTTCACGTATTTGCGCGTCGGTCATGCGGCCTAGCCCTAGTGCTGAAGGCCGATTCTTCTGTTCCCGCGCATCCTTAAACCGTGACGCGTCCTGCTGGGGCGTCGGGCTGTTTTGCGACACACCAAGCTGCCCAAAGGAAAGATCTGGACGTGCTGGGGCTGGCGTATAAGTTTGGGCGGCTGGCTCGGCCCCTGCTGGCGTTTCATTTCCGTAAACTGGGAAGTTGGGGTTCGCCTCGCTTTGTGGGGGCGGCGTTGCGCCAAGTCTCATGCTCTCTGCCCACGAGGCCTGTGCTTGCCGTTCCTGTTCATCAAGCGCGCCCTGTCGTTCCCGCTCGCCGACTTGATAGTCGTATTCTTCCACTTGACGTCCGTAATTTCCTTCCGCACGCCGGTCAGCGTTCTGCGCAAGGCCATAGCGACCCTCGTTAATCTCATCCAGACGTCCCTGACGCTCACGATCCAACGTGCGATCTTCTTTGCCATCACGCCAATCGCGGCCCTTAAAGAACCCGTCAACGAAACCTGAAACTGCTGCAACCACGATTTTTCTCCTTAGTTTACGCTGACGCCCAAGGGGCGCGGCGTGAGTTCAGATCCGTTTCGTTCAAAGTTTGCGATCGCGGCATCAAGCTGCGCATCCGAAACATTTTTAAACCCTTCCCACTCGGCCCGCATGGCGGCCCGCTTGGCGGCTGGCGACGAGGCATTGACCAAACGTTGCCTTGCAAGGTGATTAACCATTTGCGTCTGGGTTGCCTCGTTAAATATTGTGTCGTCAGGAAGGTTAAGCTGTTCCTGCGTTGCGCGGGCGGTGCGTCCAACGATTTGGCCAAACCCTGCGGGTGTAGCGACACGAGCAGGCTGCCCAGACGCCTCAAGCTGTGCCTTTACCCATTGGCCGTATTCACCAGACGGGTTTTGAAACTCGCGCAATTCGGCCAATGTCATTGCGGACACGTCAACGCCGTCGAACCGACCACCGCGCTGACTGTGCCCGAATAGTGTGGATGGATCACCTGCGCCCTCGTGCGCGCGAAGAAGTCCCGCGATGGTGTCGTTATCTCCGCCTTCGTAACTTGCGGGCGCAGCGCGGCCATATCCCGAGCCTCCATTGGTGGACGGCATGGTCGAATTCCCACCGGCCCCGTCAGATGGTCCAGCCTGCGGTTCTGCGCCCATGCTTTTCATTGCGTCCAGATAGGTATCCATCCGCTTATTGCTCTCTGTGCGCTGCTCTCTGTCGGCCTTGCGATCACGAGAATTAGCAAAGCCTTCACCAAATCCGGTTAAACCTGACATGCTCATTTTGATTTACCTACGGCCATGTTCAACCCCACGCGCCAGCAACAGAGCCCAAGGCTTGACCAAAAGCGGCATATTGCGCCTGCTTGGCCTTCCATCCATCCATGCGACCATCAAACTCTTTGCCAAGGATATTAGCCTGCTGGCCATACCCGCCCATAGCGCCGCTGAACCCAGCCTGTCCCGACGCGTTGGAAAGCCCCATAGACGTGCCGGGGTTTACCGCCATGCCCTTACCCATGTTGATTGAGTTGGTCGTCATGGTTTCGGCTTTTGCGTCGTCCTGCATGATGGACTGCCTGCGCGCCATGTTGGACGCGCCCGCAGATGATAGGGCTTCTGCTGATCCGCGCGCACCGGCCATTGCTGCGTCACGTCCAGAATCCGGCCTTACTCCCATAGATCGAGAACGGCGGTCGTCAGAGTCACGCTGCAAGGCAAACTGCTGGCGCACATCACCAACGGCCTCGGACGCACGGTTATCAGCGTTCAGGCCTATCTTGGCAGGGTCTCGGGCCGCATCGGCTCTGGCCGCGTATGCGCGTTCCCTTGGGACATAATCTTCTTGGTATCGGGTCCGATCCTCGTCGGCCCACCTGTTTGTGACGTTAGCCTGACCGGTCATAAATTCCAGCATGTCTTGTCCGGTCTGTGCCGAAAGCTTTGCCGCTTCGCCCATTGCTGGGTCTGGTGTTGGTGCTCCGCCGCCGCTCATGACAAATCCGCCTTATATTCTTCGAGTGTTTCGTGGTGGGTGAAGAACCGACGGACATCCATGCTGACCTCACGCATGTAGTCTTGGCCTCGTGTCAGGTAGATCACAAAGGCAATCAGTTCAGCGTACCAATCACGCAAGACGTATGAAAACACCTTGTCGTTATCGCTGCCTTTTTCCAGTTCATTGGCGTCAAGCCATGCGTTGATACCTGTCACCAAGATAGGAACTATCTCGCTGCGGTAATTCACAAGGAACGGGTTGAGTGGCAGGCCAGTCAAGGCGACAAACAAGATGCGCGTCAGGTCGGCCTTGGTGACTTCTTTGTCTTGGTCCCAAAGGTCGTCAATGACCTCGCAGAAATCAAAAAACTGCAAGATAAACTCAATGGCGTGCCGGTCAACGATCCACTCATTGAGCTTTTCGTTTCTCATTGCACGCCAATCGCCCGAGTCGAACTCAGGAGAGTTTGTGGGGATAATGTCTTGTGGGGCCATCGGAAACTCCGTTTTGTCCGTTTGATTGGCCGCACGTCCTGCGCGTTTTGTGATTAGCTAAGGGTACATTGACATGACAATAGCACCTTCATCCCCTGTTACGCTAGGCCGTTTGCGATATTCAAACTGAAAGCCCGCCTTAAGGTAGCTGATTTGTGATTGAATGTTGCTTTGATCTACAGTGGCGACCAAGATCGCAAGGCCAAGTATCCTTGGGTGAAAGGCCAATTCTGTGTACGCGCCCACAACATCCTCAGTGATCGGCAAAGTCGATAGATTGAGGATTACAACATCCGCCGCGCTATCTGCAAAGTGCTGAAACACAGCAATGTAGGACGGATCTGATTCGCCCTCTTTGATTGCACCAAAGGCGATAGCGTCTTTGCACCAAGCGTTGATCCCTGCAAAGTTAAGTCGCATGGCAGACTCAAGCATATCGGCTTGGTTGGCTCTAGTTAATTTCAAAGGCATGGCAGGCCCCTTTCTGGGTCAGGTTGGCGGCTGTGGGAATACAACCGATAGTGGGTCGTCTGTTTGCTCTGTGATGTTCCTTAGGGCTGTTCGATATTCTATCCACTCTTGGCGCTTAGGCCCATCAAGAGGGCTATCTGTTGCCTGCGTCCAATCACTTGCGGTTAAAAAGGCGTGTCTCTGGCTTCGCACGCCTTGCCAAGCTAACATATTTTCCCGTTCAGCAATAACAGAAGATGGCTTTTTGACAACTCTTTTGCTCAGTATGCGATCATTGTCTGGGTCCACCTCCCTTGATTTTGCATGGTACACATGAAGGTCATTAGACCCATTCAACGGACCTTCATCAGGCAGCAAGCCGTCAGGCGCAGTGACCACTGATACAATTTCACCATTGTTAATGTTGTATATTGCGTACTGCTTCATTTGTATCTCGCCAAAAGTTGCAGTGATACTTGAGCTGTCATTGTGCTGTTTGCACCTATCCAGTTAAAAAGTATTGTTCTGCTGCCGGTAACGGCTGATGCTATCCGTGCAGTTCCAGAAGGTTGATCGTTGCCAAATCCCATATTAACGCGATAATCAATTTGTGTAGAGCCATCCATTATCTGATAACCCCATTGGAGCGCACCGGCATTATAACCCTGCTTTACGCTCCAAAAAATATACACATTAGCGAGATTGTTTCCAAGATTTATAGTTGCGGCTGCCGCAGCTTGAAGCGAGCCATTGCCAGTTATTGTGCTTCCTGTAGCAAAGACTGGGACGGTAATGGCATTGCCTGCAACCTTCAGGGTGTCAACTTGGAGGTCCCCTATACTTGCCCTCGTAACATAGAGGTCTTGGGCGTGAACGCCTGCTGGGATAAACGCCCCATTGACTGTGCGCCCTGCCGGATAGACTGCGAACGGGGTGTAATTGCCCTGCCCGCTGCTGTTCACAACGCGCAGCGACGAGTCATTGATGATGAAATCGCTTACTGCTTGGCCTGCAACCAGACTTGATATCAGTCCAAAGCCAGAAATGTGGCCGTTGTTGTTGATCCGAATGCCATAGGTAGCACTGACGCCATCTATCGAGACAATCAGCGATGAAATGGAGGTTGAATTTCCGTCAAGCGCCGTCTGAAATGTATCAAATTCACCATCCACTTCGGTCCCAAGCGTCTCGATGCCCAACATGGCTTGATCAAACAGCCTGTTATATTCTTCCAGCAAAGCCTCGGACTCAGTGTCGATCGCTGCAAATTGTGCTGCAACCTTTGCTCCTATGCTTCCAGGTCCGTTGACCCCGCTCATGGACCCGACTTGCTTTGCAACTTCGACCTTAATGCCTTCAAGGTCTTTGAACCGGACGGCGTGTTCCAGCTTTTCGCCACGTAGGCCCGCCAAAACCTCCGTTAGATTGATCGTTCGCTCTTCAACGGGGCTGCGTCGGTTGACAGCTTCAGGGGCGACGCTACGGCTCGCCTGAGGGACATTGACGCCCTCCCAAGGTGTACTTTCATCTACCATCATCCACCCACAAGCTCTGCAATGTCGCTGGCCAGACTTATTCCTGTCACAGCGGCATATCCTTCTATTTCAATTTCCCAAATATTTGCCAAAAAACCAGAAGGCAGGCGTGTGGCAATGTTCACATCGGTTGTGGTGTGAACCAAATTACCGTCAGCATAAATGCGGATTGTGCAGTCTGGGTCTGCTGGGGTCGACTTTGTGCCTGAAACGGGTTCTGTCTCAACAAGTATCGCACCAAAGTTATCGTATCCCGGCAAGACAATGCGACGGCCCCTCCAAGTCTGGCTTTCAATCGTTGCTCCGTTGCGCGGATCAAACTCTTTTACAACGGCATCGCCCTCTATGTAGAACAGCGATCCGGTATCAGGATCGTAGGAAAGCAATGTGGGCTGAATATCGGCTTCGATAAAGAACGGCTGTGCCCCACTCAGGTCAACAATACCGAATTTTCGAGCACCGTTCGCAACAGGCTGATAAGTGAAATAATACCGCCCGCCCCGTTGTGATGCGCGGATGCTGGATGGACGCAGGGCTCGCCACTGCTCTTCTGTAAACAGGCTTCGAGATACGACATTGGCCCCGTTCTGGCTGATCACCACTATGCCTTCATATGAAGCATAGGCGACGGAATATCCCATATCGACAATACTGCTGCTGTTCAGGCATGGCAGTGTGCTTTCCAGCTTCTCCATTACCATTAAGGAAGGGTCGGAACCCTGCACTATAAACGGCGATCCTTTTGTAAGGACCGAGACGAAAACGCCGAACGCGCCAAGACCGATGATATCCGTGTCTGTGGTCATGCGGTATTTTATTGGCCATGCGTGCGGCTTGTATGGCTCGCAAAACATAAGCTCACGGCCATCAAACGCCGCCATAAGTCCGTTCGGCAGCGAAATCAAACCGCTCATATCATCTGATGGCGCGTTGTAGTCGGTGCTCGTAATCGGCTCATTCAGGAGTTCGTCAAAATTGTCATACCTTGTCGACCCTGCCAGTGCTACTACCAGTTCCGTAAGGAAGTAGAAGTCTGTTGTGCCCGAGAGGCTTGTCTTGGAGCGATAAATCCTGATCCTGTCAATTCCACGCCCTGTTTGCACAGGCGCAGGCACGCTATATGACACACCGTCCATCGTACCCACTTTTACCAATGTGGATGATGGGGCTGGTGCGCTTTCCTCGTCAAACTCGGTGACGTAGGTGTATGTGTAGGTAACGATTTCCTCTGTCGTCGCATAGTCTCCGGCTTCAAATGGTGACTTGCTAACGTCAGGGAACACAGTGAAGAAGTCCGTGATCGTTGCACTGCCATGCGCGCCGTGTGTGCCAACTGAGTAATCTACATCCAAAATCAATCCAAATCGGCCGGCAGCGCCAGAAGGTCGGTTGCGATCAAGTCGGTAAACCCGAATCCTCAGTGTTTCGGCAGCAAAGCTCAAGCCTGCCAGAACGACTTTCTCGCCATCTATCCTGATGATAGCGCTAGAAGCGTCTGATGCGATGGTTTCTCCGAGGTCAGACACCGCGCTATAACGGTAAACAAACTCTTCATCTACATAACCGGCAACAGGTGAATTCACAGTTACGGCGGTCAAGGTGGGCGCGGCCCCAACTGATTGAGATACCTTTGCTACTGTCGCTTGAGCCGTGGGAGCATAAACGGCAAGGTCATAGTCGGTGCCGCCAACTCGCATCTGCGGTATTCCGCCTGCACCAGTAAAATACAATCTGTTCTGAGCTACGGGTCCCGAGGTCGCATAAACGTCGGCCTGATCAAAGCTGATAAAGCCTCCACTGTGCTTCAGGAATGTCTGGGGTGCGGTGGCAAATGTGTGCGCGACAATAGGCGCTTTAATTGGGCCAATCGATCCATCCTCAAGCCGTGTGTTATTCGCAACCTGAGCATAGTTTGCAGGAAGTAGCCGCGGTTGAAGTCTGGGAATTGCGCCTTTTAGGTCCGCAGCACGTATCAGCATAGTTTACCTCACATCCAACGTGGTTTTACGCGAATAGGTGCGCGCTGTTGGCCGCGCATGTTCGATGCAAAGTGCTTGTTGCAAGCATCATCGAACGCGGCCTTGTGCACCCCAGCCATTTGCGGGTCCGTAAAGTCCTGCTTGTTGGTAGACATAATGCGCCATAGCGCCCCGTGCGCCAACTTTTCAGCATATTGCGTGACCATAAATTCCGGCAGCACGTTGTATGCGTCTGCAAGGGGGTCTTCTTCGTCCAGACCGATCGCTTGGCCATGGCGGGGCTTAAGGAAGCATGAGACGCGAAGGACGCCAGCCTCAAAAGGATACACAGACACGGTGCCGGGCTTAATCTGCGTAATGTATTTTGCCGTGCCGGTGTTGGTCTCGCCTGTCAATTCGTCAGGGTCAACGTCCGTGAATTGTGTTGGCGTCAAAACATTGCCGTTCAGCGTGGCCTCTTCAAACTCATGGATTGTTGAATTGATCGTGGCCAGATCACATCCATTCTGGCTTGATATCGTTTTTTTGAACACCTGCCGCCAGCACCTTGTTCGCTCACAAAACTCGATCACTGCCAGACGAGCTTGAAACTCGGCGTAGGGCAGCGGCACGGTAGGCACTTGGGGCAATATGTAGGGCATCAACTGGGATACGCTGGTAGTCATTGAAAAGGACATCGCTTATCCCTCCGCGTTTGCGGCTGCAAGTGACATGCCGTTTTCTGATTGGGAGAAAGTCGTCACGGACTCGCGGAATAGCTGGAAATGGGCGGCTGCTCGGGCTGCTGACCCGGCCACGCGTCCATCCTTCGAGTATGCGCGATAGATCACGTAATCGACCAGTGGGTTCATATAAACGTCTGGCACGTCCATGGCGTCCGAGTAGCTGGCCAGTGTGTTCACGTCTGACCCTGGTGTGGGGCTTTGGGTTGGGTATGCGCCTACAACCGCCTCAATGATCCCATTGCCATCGTTTCCGGGTGCCACATAGAATTTATTGGGGTCTGCGATGTCATGGATCACATGCACAACCTTTTTGGCGAACGGCACTACGGCAGGATCTTGCCAAGATGGGATATGGCTGTCCATGATTGACCGAGATTCAAGGCGCCGGATCGCGCCGCCCCCAGTCGTTGACGTTGCCATGTTGCGCGATACGCGTGAAAGGATTGTGTATTCGGCGGGGAGGGTCTGCAAAGTCCCTTCTGCCATGGTGAGATTGACGGTCTTCGATACCGCGTTTGGCTTGATCGTGACAATCTCGCGCATCCCATCGTTCACATAGCCGTGCAGTTCCGGCAATGGCCAGCGAACATTGGATGTGTCTTGGAGGGTCGTAGATGCCCGCGTCAGTACGTCTAGGGTCTGGAATGTCACGCGGGCTTCTCCGTAGGTAAAGAGGCCAGCTTTTTAGGCGGCCTCGGTTTTCTCGTCGCGTGTAGCCTGAATGCTTCCACGCATTGTATCTGCCTTGGCGGCAGGGTGAGGTTTGCGGCCCACTTCATCTTCGTACACTGTTCTTAGCTGGCTGTCGTCCATGTCTTCAAGGGCAACAATTTTGCCATCTGCGGATGGGTCCTGTGGTTCCAAGACTGCATGTTCAGGATCAGGTGCGGGCTCAACGGCTTCGGGATTAGGCGCAGGATCAACCGGCTCAACTGCAACCGGTTCATCTGCTGCGGGATCGGGGGGCGGAATTGATGCGGTCGCTAGCTGGCTGTCTGTGGCCATCATGCGCGATTGCCAGTCAATCGGTTCATCAACGCTTGTACCCATGCTTATCACTGGTTCGCTTGTTTGGCCGGATGGTCCCTTAAAACGCCGATAACCTTCTGAGATTTTCAGAAATGTATCAATGTGCTTTTGGTTTTTAACAGGCGCAAGGTGATTGCCATCCCCATAGTCCATAAAGTGATAAGTCGTCTCATCAAGAGACACCTTTGTCCCACCTTCTCGGATCAGAACGCATTGGATTAAAACTGTATTAGACATGACAGGTGCCCTTTTGTGATTGCTGGGAAGTATGGTTAGCCGCCACATTATCACCTGCGGCGGCTAATCATAGCGAAGTTTAGGAAACGACGCGGATACGGATGTGCAATTTCTTGCCCGCACCGGCTGCGATTTCGGTTGCAGTTTTCAAGCCGATGGAGACGGGTGTGCCGCCTATTGCCGGAATAGCGGCAATCGCAGTAAGGCTTGTGACGGCACCTGTGTTTGCCGCAACACCGTCGACCAGAACATCGTCGCTTGTGCGAGTTGCGTCCAGCGAACCAGGCGTTCCAGACATCAGGCCAATGTCGAGGACTTCTGTGCCCACGGCTTCACCGATGAAGTCGAAACCCACGATCCGGCCATGTGGAAAGACGGGGAAAAGTTCAAGAATATCAGTGGTGGCCAATACTTCATCAATGATGTGGGTGAAAATGTACTCGATCACTTCGCCCTTGCGATGAGGGTGTGGCACGGGTGTGCGCGCGTTACCCTTGAAATACTTAGATTGCTTGATAGCCATGGGATGTGTCTCCGGTTCTGGCGTTAATGGGATAAAGAGGCGCCGTTATGGCGCCCCTTAAACTGCTCAGTTCGGGTTAGTGCAGGACGTATCCAGCGCACACACGCCAAAGTCGAGGTCGTTGAACCGCGTCTTCTTCATGCCTGCAATCAAGCCGCAGTAAATCTCGATCTGGTTGTCTGCGTCGGTCATTTTCTCGACCCACGACATGCGTGATCCGTTACCGCCGGAACCGTATGCAACCACGCCAGCCTGACGACCAAGCAAGAGAGCACGGCCCGCAGCAACGTCGCTACCAGCACCGTAATCGCTGTACCGGCGCACTGATTCATGCTCATGCAACACAAGGTTGCTAATCATGCCAATGCCGCCTTTGACGATCGGAGAGTTGCGACCTTCGGATGTGGCAAGTGCTTGGCTGATCTTGGACCATGACAGGTCGCCAGTTTCGACGCGCATATCATAAGCCTGAAATGGCGACATGAGCACGATGAAACGTTTACCGCCTTCAACATTGACGGGTGACATGCGAACCACGTTAGGGTTCACAGCGTTCATCATTGTTGGTTTAACAGCGACACGCTCAAGAAACGCGACGTTCATCTTGTCGCCAGCCGTAAGTGTGGCCTTTGACGTTGCCGAACCCGCGTACAGGATGTGATCCGTGTCTGGAGCTTTGATCGGGTTGTTAGCAAACGCTTTGTCAAAAACAGCATCTTGGTTGATCGCGCTGAGTGAGGCGTCACCAGACAAGTAAACGAAGAAACCTTCGTCAAGCCACTGCGCGACGTATTCGGATGTACGGTCACGGGCGATGCGGCGCAGGTTGTGCAGTGTGCGCTTGCGCGACATACGGCCAGCTGCGGATGCACCTTTACGGGCTTGGTCGATCTTCACTTCGTCTGTGTAGAAAGTCAGGCTTTCGGCGGAACCTTCCACGCGATCATCGCCCAGTGTCATGCCGCCGCGAAGGCGCATGGACAAATCAAACTGAATCGTGTCGCCAGCTTCATCTTCGAGTTCAACCTTGCGCTCGACAATGTTGTTCTCGCCTTTACCGATGAATTTGGACCAGTATGATTGCTTTTCCGTGTCTGTTGCCAGTGATGTGGCCCAGCGGCGTACCGCTTTTGGGTCGTTGACACCTACTACAGTTTGCATTGAACGTCTCCTTTGGGATCAAAATAGAATTGACCAAGGCACGTCCTGCGCTTTGTATGTGAACGAGGTTTACCACACATTCGATAGTGTTATCAACCTTCTTGGAAAGGCGCGCAAATTACTACACCTGCGCGCCTTACAATCGTCTTACTTCGGGGCGCATCTACAACAATACTGAGCACGCCCTCGCCGGAACGAACCATGCGGATCGTCGTATCATCGCCCACAAGGATCTCGTGTTGGATATGATTATCCTTGGACGTTAATTTGGTTTTCCACATGGGGTCGGTCCTATTCCTTGGTGATCAAAGAGTATCCGCCTTCGAAGGCGTCAGCAGGTGAAAATGAAGTGTATCCACCTTCATACTGAACCCAATACCCACCGACCTTTGGCGAGTGCTTGCGCACAAACTCATCATCCAGTGCGATTGGGGCGAACCCGTCTTCTTCTGGCACCATCATGAGCAATCCGTAGCTTTCCTGCTCGGGCGACTCGTTGTGGTACAGTTTTTTAATCTTCAAAGCCCAAACCTTCTTGTGGCTTTGATATTGGGGTAGTTGGCGTTCTACTGGCATATTATAGGTCCTATCCTTACACTTCTTCCAAGTAGCGGTCTTGCTGCTCTTCAGTCATGCTTGCGAACGATTTTTCTGCTCCGAGCGGATCTCGCATGATCTGCTTGTCTACGGCGGCAAAGTGACTGTCTTCGACATCGGCCCCTGTGTCCGAATTGAAGTCGGCAAGGGTCTGCGGTGCCTTGGGCTTTTCGCCGGTCTTCACTTCCAGCTTATCCTCTGGCCCCTTGTCGACCTTGGCATCGGCCTTGGGCGTCATGGCAAGCGCCTTGCCGTTGCGGGCCTCGTACTCAGCGGAATAAAGGCTGTGAGCCATTTTGATCTGCCCATCGCGACTTAGATCGGCGTAGGCTTTGTTGCCTGTGACCTCGCGCAACTGACGGTCCCACCCTGGCTTGTGTTCATCGTTCCAAAGGTCCGGCGCGGTGGCCTTGTATGCTTCTAGGCGTCCGTACCAGTGCTTTTGTTGGTCCGTTGCCGCCTGATCAGCGACGGATGCGGCGGCAGTGATGGCGGCTTGTGCCCGAGCTTGCTCTGAAATGATGAAATTCTGTTGATCGCCGTATTCTTCCTGCGTCAAATCACCTTGGTCGTATTTGTCCAGCAATTCCTTTAGCTGCTCTTTGGACTTGGTGACGTATGCCTCGGCCTCGGTGGTGTCGGGGATTTCAGGCATTTTGGGGTCGGCCACGTCCTCAACGGGTGCGACAACCGGTGCGACAACCGGTGCGACAACCGGTGCGGGCTCTGATTCCGCCGCCGGTGCGGGCTCGGCGGCAGTCTGCTCCGCAATGTCGGGCTCATCGCCGTCTGTTACCAATGGCAGGGCGTCTGCTGGCGTGGCCTCGGCAGGGTCAGGGGTTGGTGTTACGATGGGATCGTCGCCAGTAGACAAAAGCTCAATCTCTTGGTCAGTAAACCCGCCTTCTTTCAGGCTTTCGATTGTGAACTCTTCTGGGATGTGGTCGTAATCTGTTGTTTCAATGCGTAAAGTCATGGTTTTTCCTTTCAGGCAGTTTCAGTGGGCTGGTCTTTTAGACCCTTGGCCCGCTTGGTAATGTCATTCATGTCAGCAGCGTGCTTTTCGGCGGCCTTGGCTGTCTCGGCTTTGTGCTGTGCGTTGATTTGCGCCACTGCAATCTTGGCCTGAGCGTCGATTTCAGCGCGGCGTTCTTCGCTGTTGGCTGTGATGCGTGTTTTTTCGAGTTCAACGGCACGATACGCCGCGTCGGCGCGCTGATCTGTCTCTGCGAGCTTCTGCTCATACCTTGCAGTCTGCTTCAACGCCTCTTCGCGCAGCTTCATTAGTTCTTGCTCGAACGCCTGCTGCTGCTCCATGAACCGGCGTTCCATGTCTGCGGACTGCTGGGCTTGTTGATCGCCCTGACCCGCACCTCCCATTTCCGCTTGCAGCTCGGCCATGATTTTCTGAGCTTCAGCTTGGGCCTTCTGGGCCTTTGCCTGCGTCTCCATCGCATCGGCTTCCTTGCCTGCAATCTCGGCCTCTGCGGCTCGTTGCTGCATCTGGGCCTGTGCCGTCTCTTGCTCTTGGCGCTGCTGTTCCTCGGGCGTCGGGTTGTTTGGGTCCGCGTCTGGGTCTTCCTGCCCTGTGACCTGCCGGATACGCTTCACGAGTTCATCACGCTTCGGCACATCGAGTGCTTCAACGATCAGGTCCATAATACCCACCACCATCTGCGGTGCCGTGGCCGACAACTTGCCAGCAAGGTCGAGCAACTGTTCAGCTTGGGCCTGACGTGCCGTCGCGCGCCAATCCTCTTCACTGATAACAAAGTCTGCCTTAAATTCGGCAATCGCGTTTTCTGGATCGCCGTTGTTAATCGAAACAAAGTCGGCATCGCCGCGGCTGTCTGTGATCCTGAATTGCTCTTCTTCGGTGTAGTATTGCTCGATCAGCACCAAAGACTTCTCGCCGTGGATAGATCGGGATAAGCGCAGGTTGTCGAAAAACAGCGACGTGGCAAGCTGGCCTTGATCCTGACGTGCCAAGATCGCCTTGCCGCTGGTCGCGTTGGTCTTGCGGCCCAGGTTCTCGTCTGTAACGCCGGATACCTGTTGGATCATCTGCGCATCGCGTGACATCATTTCGACATGAGCGGCGGCGATGTCTCGGTCGGCTTCGATGCTAGGGGCGGGCTTGCCTTCCTTGTAGACAATTACCGCATCGGGGCGCGCGGCCTCGTTGCGCAACTCTTCAATGTCGTCAACGGAACCCTCGGAAACAAGGACACGCGTGGTGGATAGGTGGTGCAATGCCTTGGCTGCACGTCTGTTCAGGTCGCGCTGGATGTCGCGCAGTCCACGGATAAGCCCATATGGCATACCGTCTCTTGCGCGGCGATAACCCCAGACTGGCGTGAACGGGAATCGGTTGTGGCGATACGGGCTGCGGCGAACGTCCAGCAATCCGGTATCTGTCATGAGAGCACAGTGGATCACCTGTCGCGGGCGCGTGGAAAGCAACGCTATGCCCTCGTTGAATTCTTGAACGTGGCCAACACTGTATGGGTCAAACAATTCGCCGTTAAACTGCCCACCCTTCATGACTGCGGCGTCTGGCACCATCTTCTTGAACCAACACTCGACAACGCGCACGCGGTCACGGTTTGTCACTGAATTGCTGCGGCTTCCGCCGGAATAACTGTGGAAGTGCTCAATTTCCTGAAAATCCATAGCGTCGTCGCCAAGATCGTCGGTCACATACTGACCGTAACCTGACTGATTGGCCGCTCGATCAATCATGCCCGCCCTGTGGCTCCAAAGACCAATTGCCGTGTCAACGTCCAGCCACTTGACGCGCATCTGGTATCGCGCGTCTTCGAGGTCATAGCGGACAGCCGTGCTGTCGTAGAGCATGGATCGCCAGTTTTCGTTGCGCATAATGACGTTTGACGTGTCGTCGTCGTTGCCCTGTGCCGCTTCGAGCCATCCCACCCCTGCCTTGACGGCTGATTGGAAGGCGGCGGCGGTCTCGGCCTCAAAGTGGCTGCCATCGCTGACGTGTTTGAGCAACTGGGTCTTGCGCTCGGCTGACTTCACACCGCGTTCGTTTCGGGAAAGGATACGATAATCCATCGTTGACCGGCGCTGGCTGCCCAGAACCCAGTTTACCGAGGTGTGGATCATGTTGAACACCATCGGCGACTGGCCACGATCCGCCAGTATTTCGAGTTCTTCCTCTGAAAACTGGATATGATCGTAGAAGTCTTCGTCCATCGCCATTTGGACACGGTTTTCGGCCTGCCGGTCCAGTTCGCGGACGTAATGCCCCATCAGGTTTCGATGTAGGTTGTCACCTTGCTGGCTGTCGAGCCACGAGGTCTTGTTCTTCAGGTTGCGCTTAGGATCAGGCGTATCGTTTGGCAGGAATGTATCACCTGGCGCGTTCTTGCGCCCTGACTTATAGACAATGCTGCCAGATACTTCATCCCCGGACGGTCCGTCCCGCTTTTCGTCTGCACTAAACATTGTTCTTCATCTCCGTCTCGCTGAGAACTGACCCTGACAGACGGTCTTTGATTATGATGTCGCCGATGGCGTAATCGCCTATAAATGGCGGCTTTGGTGGCATGTTGTAGAGGTCTCGTAGGTTTTCGTTGATCGCGCTTAGGATGTTGATGAATGTCCCTGATAGCATCCCTGTGTCAATCCATTCCGTGATGGATATTTTGGTGTGCAATCGATCGCCTACCCTCGGGTCTTCGGATACAGCAAATCTCCACGCATTGTCCAAATAGATCACAACGGGCATTGTATGCTTGGCGGAGACTGTTCGGCCCGCGTCAACCAAGACCATGCACGGCTCTTGGCGGCCCTTGTCGTTTACGTGTGTGAACCATGTGAGCATGACAGTAATGCCATATTTCGTGCGCCAGTCTCCGTGGCAATTTCCAAGGTTGAGCGCGGTGCGTCTGATATTTTTCATGCTGTCATTCCTGTCGCGCGGCGACGGTTCCGGTTCCTGAGTGAAGTTGGTTGCCCTGCTGGCGTGTATCCTTGCGATTTCTGGCGTAGGGCATCACAACAATGGCTATGCTCGTCGTGTCGTGGCTGATCGCTCCACCATTGGATCGTGTTGTTCCAGCCTCGGGTATAGGCTTCGATGTGGGGAATTCCTTCTTTGCACCCCACCTCGTCAAACTCGTATGTATCAAACTCTTGGTTCGTGAGGTCAATCCCGTGCTGAACGCTCTTGATCCTTGGAACTATGCGCCAATCCCATGTGGGCCTGATCTTTCGCAGCTGCATGATGGGGCTGGTTATGCTTTCAACATCCTGCCTTGCGTGTGAACCATCATGCGGCAGGTAGTGCGCGCCCCAGACGCATCCTTGGGCTTCAAGCCACAAGATGAAGTGCAGATATCCCTTGCTGCTTTCCTCGTAGAAATGGGTCCAACGGTCCATGGCTCCAATGCGCTGGTGCAACCAGATCGCGGTGTGATCGGTCGCGCCCATGTCCCAGAACGAATTGACAGGGACGTGTTTGACCATCGGGTAATTACCGATGCGTTGCGTTGCTCGTGCTCGGCCCATTGCAACAGCGTAGTATTTGCCTTCGTTGGAGGCCTGCCAGCACTCGTCGGGTGTGGACGGGTACTCTCGCCACATCAGATCGGGTGTGTTGGCAAAGTCTGCCTCGCGTTTATTCACGTACCAAGCGCGTTGGTCGAGGTCCAAGACGCACTCTTGCTCAATCTCGATACTGTCGAAGTATTCGTGCTCTTTCGCGCTGATCCGCACCCCATCGGGATTGATCCGGTATCCGCTGTCCTGCCACCACGCAAAGAAGTGAAACCGATAGTCGGTCGGTAGGATCTTGGACTTGGATTTGCTCTTGGCTTCAGCGCGTTGGCTCATGTCGTAAAATGCGCCGGCCTTGCCCTCTGCCGTCGATTCAATGAACACCAAGCCGTTCTTGGGCACACCTTGCAGCGAGCCGGTGGTTATCTCGACGGCCTTGTCTGGGTATTTGGCAGCGATCTTGCCCATTTCGCTGATGTGGAGGAAGTGCGGCGTGCCACCTCGCGCGGATGATGTCACTTCGATTGATGAACCGTTAGAGAATACCATCTGGGTCTGACTGCGCTCGGTGCACGGCACTGCCTCGCGGACGGCGGCAGGCATGTTGTCATAAGCGAAACACACCTTTTTGCGGTAGAGCTTGGTCGCCGCATCCTTGGTGTGTGCTATCACCACCACTTCCTGATCTTTGTTGAACATGGCGTGGTCGAGCGCCATGATCTCTATCAGCGTTGAAAACCCCATCTGCCGAGCTTTGAGGATGATGTTGCGCTCGTTGAGGTTGGCCAAGAGAAGCCTTTGCCCCTCGTTTGGTCGGAATGGGACGGCAACGTCTGGGATGTCGTCGGCCTCGTCGTCCCCCTTTGTCGTGATCTTGTAGAGCGCGCCTGAGAAGATGCGCCAATTCCACGATCCGAGCGCAGTCATAAACTCATCGTCGTCCTGCGGTATGAAGGCTATCTCGATCTTGCCACGCTCATCAAAGGCCAGGCGCGCTGCTATGGTTGCAGCATCGCTCACTTATCGTCGTCCTGCGCAGTGTCTCGCTTGATCGGTGCGCGTGACATGCGCGACTGGATGTCAGATATGGCGTCAGCAAAGGCTCCGGCGGCCTTCTCGGTCTCTTTGTCGTAAACGCCGGTGTATCGGGCGAGCTTTTCTAGGGCGGCCAGCTTGTCGTACAGCTTGATCTTCGTCTTGCGTACTTGAGAGAAGACTGGCTTGCCCTCGGCGTCGACACCGGTCTTTTCCAGAATGGTCTCCGTGGATGTTTCTGACAGCGCGTCCAGATCATCGTCGGGTGTGTCTGTGAGGTTGATCTGTGGCTGGCCTTCTGCGTCCACGCTCACAAAGTTGCGCATCGAGGCGAATGCGACCTTGGCCATTTCCGCGACAACACGAGCTTGCGTAACGCCCTGAACCTCTTTGATCGCGGTGAATCGCCTTTGGACTTCGAGTTGGACTTTGGGTTTGGCAAGGAATTTGCACGCTTCCTCGTTTGCCCTGTTATGCGAGTATCCAGCCTTACGCCATGCGTCGGCCGCATTGAAGCTGATCAGGTAGAAACCTATGAAAAGGTCCTGCTTGGGCGTCAGTTTCGTGTGCTCGTCATGTGCCAAAATACCGCGTCCTGCTCAATGGTTGCGCGATTCCTCATTAAAACAAAACTTTTGGCATTACAAACTAATCTTGCGGGGGTTGCTTTACTGCGCTCAATGATCGTACAGTCTGATCATGCTCCTTGGGGGGAGTTTGTTGTTGATTGTCATCGAATGAAGGCCGGACGCCACTAACGTCCGGCCTTTTTCGTGTCTGGATGTCGTTTCAGCCTGCCCTAAATCACTTCATAGGCAAAGACGGGGTTTTTGATGCTGTGCCCTTTGCCCGGCACTTTGCGAATAAGGCCTTGCTTGATTGCTTCTTCTGCGCGTGACGCTGCTGTTGGCCTTGTGCACTTCAATGCCACGCCTAGCGCCTTGCTGCTCTGTGGTGGCTTACCTTCCAAATAGTTTGCCAGTTCGAGCACCTTACCCCTCCGCACCATGATTGACTTGCGGTTTTCGCCGTGCATCGCCTTGGCACCATTAGGTAGCTTTGAGGTGTGCTTGGCCGCCTTCTCAGCTGCGATCATTACCTCGCCCACAAACCCCTCGATTAGCGTGGACCTTATTTCATTGCGAAACGCGTTGGCGATAGTATTTGGGAACATCCCTGCGTTGAGCGTGTTGATGTTCATGTCGCACCTCCGTTCATCATTCCAGGATGCGCGATGATTGTGTCGATTGATCGGCGTCGTGAAAGGCCACTCGCATTATGAACCAATTTCCAACCTTTCCGCCTGCAGATCTTTTGTACCGCCGATGAGGACAAACCTGTTTCGTCAGATATTTCAGACGATGTACATTGCCAGCTTACCGATGATCCGGCCCGCCAGACCATGAAGTCCGTCGCTCGTTTTGTGGATCTATCGCCCATGCTGTTTTTGTTTGGCCGCAGATCGGCGATCTTTTGCATAAGCTGTTCAATGGTTGGTTTGCGTTTCATGGCTTGGCTTCATTCATTGCACCATTGTGGATAGTCACAGTTGTCCCCATGCGATTGGTTTCAAATTTGAAATGGTGGGCCCTTTCCGTATAATCCTCCGCCACCATTGCATACATTGATGGTTTGACCATGCGGTCAGTTCGCAACCCCTTAAATGCAGTCTTTAGCAGCGATATTGCCTCTTGCTGTAAAAACGGCGAAAGATCAGCAATTACCTTGTCAGCCAGTTGGGAGAAGATTGCAGATGCGTCAAATTCCCTAGCAACCTCGCGAAAGTTAGGTCGGTTAATTCTGGTTGAAAGTTCTGCTTTGAGCGCAACAATCTCAGCCTCCGCCTGTTCGAGTTGCTTGGCAAGGCGATTGGCGTCTAACGCTCGGCGAATAAGAGCAATCATGTGGTCAACTCTCCCTCTGTTGGCTCTGTTAGCCATTTTGCAAGCTCATCCGCACCCATCGCAACCGCCTTCGGGTGATCTATAAGATCACCCATTGCCTTCGCGCACCACGCAATGGCGCACGCCTCGCGCAGTGTCAGTCCGGCTTTTGAAGCGCCTTCCTTCGTAATCATCTACTCGCCCTCCGCTGGAGTGTTGCGTGCCTTTTTCAGCGCGTCATTGCGTGCTTTTGTAAGCGACTCATTAAGCGCCGCCTTAAGCTCAGCAATGCGCTCGGTCTCGTTGATTTTAGATATCTCTTTATTGATATGACCCCAATCAAAGTCTTGGCCAAAATCCTCAAAAAGTACAGCGGCCTTAACCTTGGCCACAAACTCGCCGCACCAGTAATCCTCATCAATTTTGGTGCGTTTCGGATATCTGTTACACATCTTTTGCCTGATCGTGACTGGTTCATCCAGATCAGGAAGCACTATATTTTTAACAGAACTGCTATAAAACTTACACTTTCCGCAATTATCGGTCATGATCCGTCTCCCTCCGGCGCATTTCGGGCCACGATCATCGCGTCGGCCATGCGGTAAAGTAACATGGCGCGATCAACCAAATATTTGTCGTCCACATCGTTAAGAAATACACCTTCGTCAGAAGTTGCCATGTCTCCAGCCAAAGCCTGCCCCGCGTAGTGTTCTCGCAGGGTCATTTTGCTGGCCAGACCTCCCTCTGCTCGACCACGTTGGCCCTCAGCATAGCCGAGACATATTGAATCGTATAGATTTGCGGAACTTGCCAAAATGCCTGATTTATTCTTGAAGTCGTCGTCGCTGTCACTAAAATATGCAGAGACGTCGCCGTGCTTTTCCATCAGCTCCAAGACTTTGCGTTCTGTCTCGGACTTGGCTTGTGATGCCGCGCCTGCCCGGTATGCCAGGCAAAAGTG